TATCAACAGCACCATCAATGTCTACTACATCGAGGTTGGTTGTACCGTCTACGTCTATGTTGCCGCTAATATCTAAACTAGCCGCAATAATCTCACCGCTTGCGTTAATAGCTCCGTTGATATCAATTGTAGTTGCAGCTATCTGAATCTCTGTGTCTGCAACAATATCTAGCTGACCATCAGCACTAGAGTTTATATAAATTGCAGCATCGCGGAACTGGACTTTATCTGTAGTAGTAAGCTCTACGTTTGTACCACTAGTAGTATTACCCAGTGCTAAGACTTCACCAAAGGTGTCTACAGTATCTTGCTGTGCATCTACATAGGCTTTAATAGACTGTTGAGTTGCTAAAGCTGTAGCACTGTCAGAAGACATGTCATCTTCATCTAAAATGTTTGTTACAGTTACACTACCTGTGCCTGATATAGCGTCAAATTCTATTGTACCGTCTACATCTAAGTCACCGTTAAAATCTACATTACCCGCAACAGTTAAAGTTGTAGCCATGTCTACAGCGCCATCAATGTCTACTACATCAAGGTTGGTGGTACCATCTACGTCTAAAGAACCGTTAAAGTCTACGGCTCCTGCGACAGTTAAAGTTGTAGCCATGTCTACAGCGCCATCAATGTCTACTACATCTAAGTTAGTAGTACCGTCTACGTCTATGTCTCCTGAGATGTCTAGGCTTGTACCTGTTAATACACCTGTAACAGTAAGAGTAGAAGCCATATCTACAGCACCGTCAATGTCTACTACATCAAGGTTTGTGGTTCCGTCTACGTCTAAGTCACTGTCAAAGTCTACGTTACCTGTAACTATTAACGTAGTTGCCATGTTCACAGCACCATCAATGTCAACGACATCTAGATTAGTAGTGCCGTCTACATCTACGTTACCGGAGATATCAAGGCTTGTGCCTGTTAATACACCTGTAACAGTAAGAGTAGAGGCCATATCTACAGCTCCATCAATGTCTACTACATCTAGATTAGTAACACCATCAATATCAACATTGCCAGATATGTCTAAGCTTGTACCTGTTAATACACCTGTAACACCTAGTGTACCTGCTACGGTTGCATTAACATCTACATCAAGCGTGTCAATATGAGCTGTACCATCTAAATAAAGGTCACGCCACTCTTGTCCAGAGCTTCCAAGGTCAAAAGCACTATCAGTATTAGGAATAATATTACTGTTTACATCAGCACCAAATACAACATTATCGCTTGCAGCATCACCTAAAGTAAGAGTACCACCGTTGAATGTTGTAGTACCTGTAACAACAAGAGTTCCACCAACAGTAGTATTACCTGTAATAGCTAATGTACCACCGACAGTTGTGTTGCCAGTAACACCTAGTGTACCTGCAATCGTAGCATTAGCATCAACATCTAATGTATCTATATGAGCAGTACCATCAAGAAATAAATCTTTAAACTCTAGTGAGCTAGTACCTAAGTCAATATCTGAATCAGTAACAGGAACAATAGCTCCGTCTTGAATGCGTATCTGTTCAACTGCTGAACCACTGACCTCAACAAAAAACCCCCAACGGTTGTTACTGCTGTCAACTAAAATCTTGTTTAAGAAGTTTTGGTCACCGATAACTTCAATGTTACCACCTTCTCCTGACCCACCATCATGCTGGTGTCCTGTTGTCCCGCTACTGGCATAAGCAAAGGCTGAAACTATTTTATTAAATTCAGTATTAAAAAGAGCCGCTGTGATTGTATCTCCATCAGCAAAAGTACTCTGCCTAGTATAACTCGTACCTGCCATTTTTTATCTCCCTGTCGATGGCATATAATCAATATACATACCGTTTACTGAAAAAGGTGGGTTCTTATCGTCAGTGCGGATTCTAAAACTTACTGAGAATCCACCGCCTTGAACCGCTTGTCGAACTAGAGGATCGTTAGATGCTCCAAAAATAGTGTTGCTAAATGTTGATGTTCCAAAAATAGCGGGTGTTGGTACTGCTGTCATTATGTAGTCTAGCGGTTGAGGTACATCATCGTCTTCGTAATCATATCTAACTCGTAATACAGGCTGTGCAATTCCTTCGGGACTAAAAGAAAGCTTTACGTATCGCATGTTTTTGCGAGTACCAAAGTCTCCAAAGTCATAGTTAGGTGTTGTGTATGTAGCTCTAATATCAGCTTCAGTATTTAGATGTAGAAATGAATTGCCTACATCGTGAGTATAAACGTATCCTTCGCTATCGCCGTGAAATGTTTTTTCTATTCCGTTAGATGAAAAGCCAGAAGTAATTGCTCTTGCTTGAATGCCGAATGTTTCTGACCATGCAAAACCTTGAGAGGTTAAAGAGCCTATAATGCCTTTAGATTCATTGGCGGCTTGTGTTAGTGTAGTATAGAAAATTCTGTATTGTGATTTCTGACGCAATACAACGCTATCTACAATTAGATTTGAAATATCACTTGCTACAGTCTCTACAATACTTTGTATCTGACGGCTTACTGAGCCTAACTCAACGTCACCAATACGTGCTGTACCTGCAATAGTTCTTACGCCATCAGGACTCAAGAATACTAAGTCACCTGCAACTTCTTGAATTGTGTGATTGTCTAAACAACCTACGTTTTTAGTTACAGGTTGGATTGCAATAGTACTAGAGTTATTTATATTTGTAAGTTTATAGATACTATTCTTACAGAAAATTACAAGGTCGGAACGGAAACCGCGTACTCCAACTACTTTATCATCTAGCTTTATAGTTCCTGATCCACTGCTTGTAAAGCTATCAATGTCATCAGTTCCGCTATAGAAAATTGTGTTAGGATTATTTATGTCTCCTGCAACTACTAAGTGTCTGTCGTGTATTGTGCAAGTAGTTGGGTTAACAGTACCAGACACTGTTATTTCTTTAGCAAAGTATGTTCTATTAGTAAGAGCGCCAGAGCCTAGCATTTTAAAATAGAAAGGCTTGTTGTTAGAAGATTCATCAACGATTATAAGTTCGCCGTATGTAGTGTCGCCTTCATAGATAGCAAAGTTACACTGGCCTTGTGAAGTCCTAGCTAATGCTGAACGACCTGTAAAGGCTGTGTGGTTGTCTCCACCGCTTGCAACACTAGCTTTGTTAATCTGCAACCACGTACTTCCATCAAGTGTAAAGTAAATGTTTGTTCCTGACGCGGCTACTAAACCATCAGCATATACAACTAAGCCCAAGATAGGGCTGTCAGTGTTTGGGTTAGCGTTACCAAACCTTTGGAAGCCGTTAATTCTACGGTATCCACCGTCTGTATCAACCTCAAAGTTTTCTAAGTTTGTAGCTAATCCGGGCTGTGCTAACATCTCAAACTGATTTAAATTAGTATTTAAACCACCTTTACACGAAAGACCAAAAGGCTGTGAACCTGCCATGTTATACGTATCTCATTCTGTCATCTTTCATATAGATAGGCGTTTGCCCCATTAGAATAAGCTTCATATTTTTTAAACCTTTTTTATAATCGTCATTCGAAAATGCGGCGGCTTGAGCATTGTCTTTAAACTGATGTACATAATATCTTGCTCTGTTTAAAAGAACAGAAGAATATGAATCAGGAAATGCTAAAAGATCTGAATGTGCTGATAGTGCAGTAGGTTGCACATACGCAAAGAACCAAACTTTATATACTTTGTCTGGTATAGGGCTAAGTCCAAACTTTCTATTGTCTGGACTTTTAATGACTCTGCTAGGAACACCGTATTCTTGTGTGTCAGCATCGTCTAAATTTTCTGATACTCTAAAGAAATCTTTCCATTCTTCAATAGTAGTAAACTTTAAATTGCGGCTAAGGTATGGAGGAGATTCTCCAGACACGCCGACTGTGGTCATATAGAAATTATCCCAATCTATATAACTATGATCTGTAGTAATAGAAGAACTTGCAGGTTTTAGTTCGTACCACCTAGTTCCTTCTACTGTATCTATAGAAGAATTACCGTACATTGGATCTGTCTCACCGCTGTCGGCCAAAGACAAGAAAGGCCATTGAGGTTCTTCATTAACAATGTCGAAATAAGCTCTGTTAAGAACATCTTTTACATGCGTCTGTATGCCTACTGAACTAGCAAACGAAGCACTTGTAAGTTCTACTTCATTTATCTCGCGTAAGATTTCATTCGCTAAAGTTAAAAAGGTTGTTGCCATATCTTATTGCGCCTTTGATTTAGTTTCAGTTTCTTTCTTTCCAAAGATAGCATCCCAGTTATCTTCGTATTTCTTTTTGTTCTCTGGC